ATGCGTATCGCAGTCGAGACTGACGTTCTGGCTAACGTCGTAACTGGCGCAACCACTATTGGTTCTCAGACTACGATTACGTCAAGCAACATCCTTACCAGCATTCTTGACATTGCTAAGGAACTGGACGAGTTGAACATCCCTGAAGAGGGTCGCTTCATCGTTCTGCCTCCCAGCATGATCTCTCTGCTCAAGCAGAGCGAGCTGCGTCAAGCGTACTTGACTGGTGATGCGACTTCGCCTCTCCGTAACGGTCAGGTGGGTACGGTAGACCGCTTTAAGGTTTTCCAGAGCAACCTGCTCTACACCCCATCTACAGGTACTGATGCTACCTACACCCACGTCCTCGCGGGTCACCCCAAGGCAATCACGTTCGCCTCTCAGTTCACCAACACTGAGACCGTTCGCCTTGAGAGCACCTTCGGCGACGGCGTTCGTGGTCTGAAAGTTTACGGTCGCAAGGTCGTAACTCCTGACTGCCTCGCTGTAGGTAAGTGGAAGGTCTAAGGACTGACGGGGGAGGGTTTCCTCCCCCTTTTCTTCTTACTGGAGATTAGCGTGGAAGAAGCACGAACCGAGAAGGACGACCTGTACATCGAAGCTAAAGAGAAATTCGACGTCACTCTTGACCGTCGCATGACTCTTGATGCGATGCAGGATCAGGTAAATCGGCTCCGAAAAAACGGCAAGGAGCCTGAGAAAGTTTTGCCGAAACGAATTCCTAAAACTCTTCGCAACATTGTCACTGGAGTCGAGTGGCCGTACAGCGAAGGCTTTGCAAACAATCCAGACCTCGAAGTGATCGAGTGGGAGCCTGTAGATGGCAACGACTAAGGTAGCAACTTTAATAGATACAGCAGGGATAATCCTTCAGGACACGTCCCAAGTTCGCTTTCCTCAAGCGGAGTTGCTGACGTTTCTAAACGACGGGCAAAGAGAGATCGTCCTGCACAGACCGGATGCAAAGACGGTAAATGGAACTATGACGTGCGTTGCTGGTAGCAAGCAGTCAATTCCAACTACCGGCCTTCGCCTGATTGATGTCGTTCGCAACGATGGCGGTCGTGCGATCACTCAGATTGATCGCAAGATCTTGGATGAAACTCTGCCGGACTGGCACAACACTGCGGCGGACGCCACTAAGAAGGTCGAGCATTTTGTTTACGATCCGGCTGACCCAAAGAACTTCTACGTTTATCCGAATGCTACTACCAGCATGGATATTGAGATCATTTACAGCACAGCACCAGCAGACCTGACCTACTCGGCCACTCAAGTTATTAGCTTGGATGACATTTATGCGAATGCGATATTGGACTATATGCTGTACCGCGCATACCAGAAAGACAGCGAGTACGCAGGAAATGCCGAGCGCTCGATGATGCACTATCAGTCATTTGCTAATGGCTTAGGCATCAAAACACGCGCTGACGCTGCAACAGATCCCAGACCCAACAATCCTGATCGAAACGAACAAAGGGCGTAATAGTGCGCTATCTGGAGATTGCGGAGTACGTCAGGCCAGAGGCTCATGGAGCGCCTGACTTTTTGATTGAGCGAGCGCTTCGAGAGTCAGCGGTAGAGTTCTGCGTCAAAACAGATATCTATCGACCCGACCCTGAAGACTTTCTCGTAATCCCCAACATTACAGAGTACGAAGTCACGATCCCTACAGGGACAGAACTGAATCACATAATTGATATTTATCGAAACAGACAGACTCTCTCGCCGGTTTCATACACGCGCCTATTAGAGGTAACTGGTGACGGAACCCAGAAAGCAAAGCCAAGGTATTACTCACAGAGAGATAACACAGTTTTCTATCTTGGCCCGACGCCTTCTGAGCGAGAAACGCTCAAGGTTCTGTATTCAGTAAAGCCGTCTCCGTCATCGACCAGCATTCCCGACACGATTGGGGAGGAATACAAAGAGCCGCTTGTTCACGGCGCGATATACCGCCTGCAAATGATGGTTAGTCAGCCATGGTCAAACATGGGTGCTGCTCAATCAAACAAAGCGCTGTTCGACCAGCGGGTAGGGCAGGTGACTCGCGAAGTGAAATACGGATACAGCGGCGGATCCCTAACTGTTAAATCGAGGGCGTTTATCTAATGGCGTACTCCGACACTCTAGAGTTGGTTCAGGGCGACACGCTTCCGCGTGTTGTGATCACCCTCAAGGACGCATCTGAGGCGGCAACCGGCCAGACGCTAGACCCAGAAGACTCTTCTACGTGGGCACCCATTGACCTCAATGGCGCAACTGTGCGCTTGCGGATCAGGGAGATCGGCGCGTCCACAGTCAAAGCGACACTCACCATGACGGTGACTGATGCTGAAAACGGCATAGCGAGCACTGACTTTCCGACCGGAACTCTTGATACGGCAGGTGTTTTTGAGGCTGAGATCGAGGCTACGTTTCAGGGCGGAGAAATTCAGACCGTCAACGATCTGCTGAAGCTTAAAGTGAGAGAAGCCTTCGGATGATTCGAGCGAGCATACAACGTGCTTTGCTCAAGGCCATGGCGGCTCAAGGCAAGCTATCCGTATCTGATGTTGAGGTCAGCAATCTAGTTGCGACCAACGTGCATCTGGATTCTGGTTCGCTACTTGTTGGCCTTATTAGGGCCTTCTTTGAAAGCCCTGAGTTTGATGACGCTATTGCATTTGCCGTAGAAAAAGCCATCGCAGACTCGGCAGGCAGTTCCGATCTTTATGCCGCGCACCTGTTCAAGAACGTGTCCGATGTGGTTTCGATGGGGACCGTTTCCGACTCAATCAGCACTGAGTTCGGCAAAGGCCTTTCAGAAGCGCCAAGCATTTCTGAGGCTCTGACTTACGATGCCTCTAAGGCGCTGTCAGATGCAGGTTCTTTGTCAGATGTTCCTGCAAAGGCTGTTAGCCGACCTGTATCAGACACGTTCACCAGCTCTGACGCTCACGTAACTACTTTCGGGAAGAACCCGAGCGAAACACCAGCTATTACGGACGCGCAAGTATTTACGGTAGGCAAGGGTTTGTCAGATGCCGCAGGTATTAGTGAAACTTTTGTTAGGGCTATTGCTTACAACCGATCATTCTCTGACTCGGTATCGGTCAGCGACATCATCTCGAATACGATGATTGATGGCCTCGACCGTGAGCAGCAAAACACGGCGGGCGTCACGGACGTAGCCGCTTTGGGTTACAGCAAGCACCTGTCAGAGACTTCGTCTGCGACAGATGTGTATGTTTCTTCGTTTAGCAAGCCTGTCAGCGAAGCGCCTTCTGTATCAGAGCAAATAGGAAAGTCGGTTGATACATCGAAGTCAGACAGCGCTGGCATCACGGATAGCCCGCTGTTTGAGTTTGGCAAGGGCTTTAGCGAGCAGCCTAGCGTTTCAGAGAACGCCGCGCTGGCCCTGTTTCTTGTTAAGACGGAAACGCCTTCAGTCACCGACACGTTTGCTAAGTCTATTTCTAAAGTCATTGCCGACACTGCTGACATTTCGGATGCGTTCGCTCTTGTTGAAGACAACATTCTCAGCCCAAGCAACACAGCTAATGCATCTGATAGCGCCGCTATTTCAGTCGGTGCTAGCAAGTCAAACACCTTCGATGCAGCCGACGCTTACGCTGCTGCGTTTTCAAAGAATCTAGAAGACCCCGCTAATTGCTCCGACACGGGCGTTCTTCTGGCTCAGGGCTACGTCAGTAGCACTGACTATTTCAGCGACGACTTTGTCGGAGTCAAACGAACCTTAACCTAAAGGATATAAGCCATGATCATCGATGGACTGAAAGCGAAGGGAACACTGGACATTGTAGTTCGTGGCCCTGACGGAAATATCAAAGACGAGAAGAAGGTTGAAAACCTGATCGTCGATACTGGACTGGACTACATTGCATCTCGCATGAGCGGTACGAGCGAGAACGTAATGAGCCACATGGCAGTGGGCACTGGCTCTACTGCTGCGGCGGCTGGCGATACCACTCTTGGTACTGAGCTGGACCGCAACGCCCTGACCAGCACCACGGTTACAGATAATGCAATCGCTTATGTCTGTAGCTGGAGCGCAGGTGACGGAACTGGTTCATTGACCGAAGCCGGTATCTTCAATGCCTCTTCAGGAGGAACCATGCTCTGCCGCACGGTCTTCGGAACTGTGACCAAGGCCGCTGACGACAGCATGACCATTACGTGGACTATAACGGTCTCAGCTTCCTAATATAGGAAACCACGATGGCAACCATTGTCACTCGTAGTGGAAAGGGTTCACCTCTGACTAACACAGAGGTGGACTCTAATTTCACTAACCTGAATACAGACAAGATCGAGGACGCTCCATCTGACGGAACTACCTATGCCCGTCAGTCTGGTGCGTGGGCGGCGGTCACTGCTGCTGCTGCCACGATTACAACGTCCAGCACAGCACCGTCATCTCCATCTGATGGAGACGTTTGGTATTCAGAAAGTAATGGTGTCACGTATGTGTATTACGACGACGGAACGTCTTCGCAATGGGTGGCTACTGGCGCACCAGTAAGCAGTCCAAAAGGCGCGTCTTCTTTAGCAGAATTGTCTGATGTCACCCTAAGCAATTTAGCAACGGGCGATTTTTTGGAGTACAACGGTAGTGCTTGGGTAAACCAACAGCCAAGATTTGCTCAATTCGCAGGTTCTGCTAGATCGGCTTCGGGAAGCACGACTAATACCTACGCTACATCGTTCACGGAATCTTACAACAGCGGTAGCTGGGTAACCGATTCATCTGGGGTATTTAGCTTTTCTGAGACGGGGAAGTGGGTAGTCCGATTAAGCTCTACGCTTTATTTCTCTTCCAGCTCTAATAACACCCTCTACAGCAGAATAGAGAAAAGCACCAACAGCGGATCAAGTTTTTCTACTGTAACTGCGACCGGCTTGACAGCAATTCGTTATAGCTCCACCGGAACCGAGACGAACGATGAGTTTTATGTATTTGACGTAACAAATACCAGCACCAATAGATTGAGAATCGGCGTCGGCTGGAGTTCGTCAAATAGCAGTTCATCCATAACTCCGTTAGTAACATTTGAGAAGCCTTTTGGATTATGACAACAATCGTTACAACTGCCAGTAAAAGTGCGCCGCTGTCTGTTGTAGAGATGGACGCAAACTTCTCTAACTTGAATGCAGATAAGTTAGAAGACGCGCCCTCAGATGGTACGCAGTACATAAGAGAGAACGGATCTTGGGCTAATTTAGTCGCCGATTCATTTGTAGAGACTTCGTCTACAAAGCCCTCAAACCCTATCGACGGCCAGCCTTGGTTTTCAGAAAGCAATGGAGTGACTTATGTTTATGATAGCACTGCTGGCGCTTGGGTGGCACTCGGGGGTACGGGACGAGGCGGCGCTTCGACTTTATTAGCTGGAATGCCTTCTCTCGCCTCCAATGCAGGGACTTACTCCTCAAGGCTCACATACAACGCTAATGAGTGGGACGATGATTCTGCTGAAGCAGAATACGAAACCTACTCAAGCTCCGCACCTTCCCCAAGTGACGTGGCGCAAGGTGATTCAACATATACGCAATACAACGGCGGCACTGACATATATTTTGCTAACAAGGTGCTAGGTAGTGGCGTTTGGATGGTTTTTTGTCAAATTTTTCTAGCTGGCTACCGTTTGTCATTTTATCCAGACGGCTTATCGACCGGCCAGAGTAGTTACTGTTCAGCGGAATACAGAATTGGCAGCACTTTGCAGAAGCCTGTGTCTTTTGAGAACAGTAATTACAGTGTGGTTCATACAGTATCTTCTAGCAGCAATTCCCTGCCATCCTCGGGCAGTTTTGCAAACCTATATACGACTAGCCAACCCCACTGGAAAAAATCCACGTTCATAAATATTGTCAACGGCGGGTCTACGCTTCGATTTTCAAAAACCAGCTTTCGTCAATGTGCCCCAGAAATGCAAGTGTTTCTCGCATTGAAGCCGATAAGGTGAATTAATAATGAACTTCCCAGACAATCCATCAGGCGGAGATCTTTTCAACGGATTCATCTACAACGCCACACTTGGTGTGTGGGACGTTGCCACGTCTGACGGGTACTTCGCGGTCACTGCTAGTGGCTCAAGCGCTTACGTCTTCAACGGATTCGGCACCGATAGCGACAGTAACCCGACGCTTTACCTGCATAGAGGCAAGACTTACGAGTTTGCCGTAGATGCTACAGGTCATCCGTTTTACATCAACTCCACATCTGGAACCGGCACCGGCAACGCCTACTCTGATGGTGTTACCAACAATGGAGCGGCAACCGGAACCATTAAGTTTGTTGTGCCACAGGACGCGCCATCCAAGCTCTACTACAACTGTCAGTATCACGGCTCTATGGCAGGGGAAATTATCATCCCCAGAGCCGCGCAGATTGATGATCTCAGTGATGTAGATACATCAACGACAGCGCCGACTGATGGGCAGGTATTAACTTGGGACAATGCAAACAGTCAGTGGGAGCCAGCTACAGCGAGTGGCGGCATTGCGTTGACCGACCTCTCTGTTACCACTAATACCGCAGGCACAGCGGCACTTTCATACAGCAACAGCACAGGGGTATTCAGCTATACGCCCCCAGACCTATCTAGCTATATAACTAGCTACACGGTTACCCAAAGCGACGTAACGACTCACCAAGCCGCCCTTTCGATCACTGAATCTCAGATTAGCGATCTTGGAACATATCTGACCGGCATTACCAACGAGAGCATCGGAGATTTATCTGACGTAAACAGCTCTATTACTGGATCGGGTAATCACGTTCTTGGGTGGGACGCTACGAATAGCCGGTGGGACGCGCAAGTTGGCATAACGCCTAACAATGTAAACAGCTATGTAGACTTTCACCTAAACCAAAGTTCGGCAGCAACGAACGAAGTCCTTAGCTGGAATGGCTCAGACTATGACTGGGTAGCGCAATCTGGCGGCATCGCCTTAACTGATATCTCTGTCACAACTAATGCGGCAGGCACGGCGGCGCTGAGCTACAACAATACGACTGGTACATTTAGTTACACCCCGCCAGACCTGTCTAGCTACCTTACCGGCATTTCAAGTCAAAGCATCGGAGACTTATCCGACGTAAATAGCTCCATCACGGGAGCAACTAACTATGTGCTCGGGTGGGATCCTACGAACAGCCGTTGGGATGCCCGCAATATAGGCGCTTACATACATGATCAAGTTGACAATCATTTAAATATCATCACCGCAAGCCAAAATAAAGTTCTTACTTGGACTGGCACGGATTACGCTTGGAGTTCCACCCTTTTTGATCACTCTGTTACGACCACCAGCGCGGGAACGGCGGCGCTTACATACAGTAACACCACAGGGGTGTTCACCTTTACGCCTCCAGACTTATCCAGTTACCTAACAAGCGTAGCGCTAGACGACGTTTCAGACGTAACGATTACATCAGCGTCTAATGGACAGGTACTGAAATACAACGGTACTGCATGGGTGAACGCCGCTGACGCTGGTGGCATAGCACTAACGGATCTGTCTGTTACGACTAATGCCGCTGGTACTGCGGCTCTTAGCTATAACAACTCTACAGGCGCGTTTAGCTACACGCCGCCAGATTTATCTAGCTACTTAACAGGCATTACCGGACAAAGCATCGAAGATTTGTCTGATGTAAACACTATGACCCCGACAGACGGGCAAGTGCTTACGTGGGATAACGCAAATAGTCGCTGGGATGCGGCGTCGCCATCAGGCGGCAGTTATAACGACGCCAGTGTAGATGCTCACCTTAACACCAGCACGGCGGCAACAAACGAAGTATTAAGCTGGAACGGCACAGATTACGATTGGGTCGCACAGTCGGGTGGTGGCGGTGCGTCTGTAACTACCGCAGATACAGCACCAAGCTCCCCGTCCGATGGCGACCTTTGGTACGACACAACCACTCTGCGGCTCTATGTTTATTACAACGACGGTTCTTCGTCGCAGTGGGTTAAGGCTAACCCCTCTGGGAGCGGGTCGGGAGCAAGTGTTGCTGTTCAGGAAACTGCACCGAGCAATCCCAGTTCCGGTGACCTTTGGTGGGATACAGCCGACTTAATCATGGCTGTTTATTACAGTGACGGTGACAGCAGTCAATGGGTGCAAATAGGATAGAGGCGTACTAATGGCAGTTGATTTTCCAAGCAACCCCACTAACGGACAGACCATTACCGTCAGCGGAATCACTTACGCTTACGACTCCACTCAAGGCGTTTGGTCTGACAGCCCCCAAGGTCTGACTCAGGCTATTGACGCGCTGACAGACGTAGATACGTCCACGGTAGCGCCTACTAACGGTCAAGTGCTTCAGTGGAACAGCACAGACAGTGAGTGGCAACCGGCTGACTCATCTGCTGGCGTAACGGTCTACGCAACGATTGACGATCTGCCGTTATCTGGTGTCGCAGAAGGCTCGATGGCGCTGGTTGATTCTACCGACAAGCTCTACATCTTCAGTGATGCGGGGTGGTATTCGATCACTCTGGTAAACATCACGCCATCAATTAGCGGCGTAAACGCCACTTACACCCTTGCTACAGACGGCACGGCTACGGTCGTTACGGTTACCGCAACTGACCCAGAGGGTTTACCTCTCACCTACAGTATTGTTAGTGATACGTCTGGAAACATTGCAACTGTCACTCAGGGCACTGGTGCAAATACCAATCAGTGGACGATTACTCCCAGCACTAACTCTGCGAATGCGGGTAACTTTACTCTGGTGTTTAGGGCCAGTGATGGCGTCAATGTAGCGTCGGCAAGCTCGACGTTTGAGCTTCAATTCTCGGTCGTGAATAGCAACTACACCACAGCGTTAATTACTACGGCAGATAACGGCTTTACCAGCAATAAATTATTCCGCGATAGCTCTGGAAACAATCACACCATTACTGCAAATGGTGACGCAACGCAGAGCACCTTCAGCCCATATAGGCATGGTGGGTATTCGACTTATTTTGATGGGACGGGTGATTATTTAGGTGTTCCTGATGATTCTGGTTTCGATTTTGATGGGGATTTTTGCGTTGAGTTATGGCTGTACAGAGAGGGTGATACATCAGGCACTTATCAATCCATCATTGGGGGCAACGGAAACGGCGTTAATGGATGGACTATCTACATAGAAAACAGCTCAAACGCTCTAAAGTTTTTCTTTAGCTCATTCTTGCTATCAGGTGGAACGGTAATAGATAACCAATGGAATCATGTAGCTGTTACAAGAAGCGGGACATCTCTGCAAATGTTCCTAAACGGCTCGGTTGTCGATAGTGCAACAAATAGCACCACATTTACCGATAGCAGTGGGGGCGGCGGCACAAGAATCGGATATGACTTCAACGGCAACGGTTACTATCAAGGATATATTGCGGATATTCGTATCGTCAAAGGCGCCGCTGTTTACACTTCCGCTTTCACCCCAACAACAGAACGCCTTACAGCAATCACTAACACTAGCTTATTAACCTGTCACTTGCCTTACATAGCAGACGGTTCAACTAACAGCCACGCTATTACTGTAAACGGCAACACCAAGACAGAACCCTTCGGCCCCTACGATTACCAAACCTATTCAGCTAGCAACAACGGCGGGTCTGCGTACTTTGACGGCACGGGTGATTATTTGAATGCGGGAACGGACTCAAGTTTAGCTCTAGGAAGCGGAGATTTTACTTTTGAGTGCTGGATATATCCACCGACTGCAACAATGGCAAATTATGCAGCGATTTATTCAAATACTAGCGAAGGGCAAGGGGATAGCAATGCGTTGCGGTTTGGCAATCTTGGTACAAGTAGTACAACATTAGCCGTCCAAACAGCGGCGTCGTCTATTTTTAATTCAACGTCTGGCGCTGTAAAAGTCGGACAGTGGAATCATGTTGCATTAGTGAGGAACGGCACTGCAACTAACAACATGACCATTTATGTTAACGGCGTGGCATCAGGACAAGGCACTAGCACTGCTAATTTTTCAACAGGCTATGCAACAATTGGCACAAATGTATATGCTGGCGTTCACTACTTATACTCTGGCTATATTGCGGATGTGAGAGTGGTTCAAGGCACTGCTGTCTACACATCTGCCTTCACACCTCCAACCGCACCACTAACAGCAATTTCTGGAACTGGCTTGCTCCTGCCGTTTGATGACGCAGGCATTATCGACAAGTCACAGTCTGTCAAAACGATCACCTTAAACGGCGACGTTAAATCTTCTACGACTCAAAGTAAGTACCTCACTTCGTCAATGTATTTTGATGGGACAGGCGATTACGTTCAAACACCAACAAGTAACTTACTTACTTTTGGATCGGAGGACTTTACCGTGGAAGGATGGTTTTATACTACTTCCACCGGAGCTTATCAGTATATTTTTGATGGTAGAAACGGGGGCACAGATGTTACCTACCTATATCTTAATAATGGTACGGGCCTTTATGCTGGCTACGGAAATGTAAATGACTCCTCCGTTACGACTCTTTCTCTTAATCAATGGTACCACTTCGCATATGTTAGAAACGGAAGTGGAACAAATAATATAACGGTATACATTGATGGCACAGCAGAGTGGCAAATAACTAATACTACAAATTTGTCTAGTACTACGCGAATAACTCTAGGTAGTCGATATACCGGTGCGGATTATTTTGGAGGTTATATGTCTGACGTTCGCATCACCAAAGGTCTTGCTAGATACACAGCTAATTTCACACCGCCATCAGCCGCGCTTGGGGGTTAATAATGGCCGCGTATAACTTTCCCAACTCACCCTCCGATGGCGATACGGTAACCTCAAACGGGATTACCTACACCTATAGCAGTAGCAAAACGCGCTGGGATGGTGCCGCCGCAAACATTGCGCTTACTGACCTGTCAGTTACCACTAATTCAGCAGGCACTGCGGCTCTTTCATACAGCGACACGACAGGCGTGTTCACCTATACGCCCCCAGACCTGTCTAGCTACCTTACGAGTTACACGGTCACAGAAAGTGACGTGACGGCACATGAAGCGGCCCTGTCTATTGCAGACAGCCAAATCAGCACCACAGTATATTCGCTCACTGGCACAGCCATCGATCCAGACAACGGCGGCATCCAAACAAAGACCATATCAGCTAATACAACATTCACAGAGACGCTAGCCTCTGGAGAAAGTGTTGTGCTAATGCTGGAAGGCGCGGCGTCTTACACGATCACATGGCCTACGATAACGTGGGTGACAAGCTCCGGTAACTCTGCCCCTACGCTTACAGCGAAAGATACGCTGGTGCTTTGGAAGGTCAGCACAACGCTGTACGGCGCTTATGTAGGTAGCTACGCATGAAACCGCTAGATAGGGGATTGCTAGCCGCCGCAGGCAATGTGAGCGCCGCTACCCAGTCTAACGCTTGGGATATTTCTTATGCAGAGTTAGAAGTTGACTCTGCACTGCTCGGAGATGTGTCGGCGATTACTCATATTGGTGTAAATACATCAACGAACATCGGCGGCAATGCGGGGGGATTATTTTTTAAGCCTGACGGCACCAAAATGTACGTTACTGGATCAGGTGGCGACAATGTAAAAGAGTACGGATTAAGCACTGCATGGGATACAACGACTGCATCTTTAGATTATGCTTTTGATATCAGCTCGGAAGAAGCAACTTCCGCCGCGTTGGTGTTTAAGCCTGACGGCACTAAATTTTATATAGCCGGTGGTACCAGCGACACTGTGTATGAATATGATATGTCCACTGCGTGGGACGTTAGTACGGCTAGTTATAACCAAGGCTTTTCAGTTGCTACACAAGAGACCTTGCCAAGGGGAATTAGGTTTAAACCGGATGGCACTAAAATGTTCATCACCGGCTCTGATGGTGATGAGGTAAACGAATACGCCCTAAGCACAGCATGGGATGTAAGCACCGCAAGTTATTCACAAAACTTTTCCGTGTCCGCGCAAGAGACGTTTCCGCAGGATTTATTTTTTTCAGATGACGGCGAAACAATGTGGATACTTGGCTCAACTGGCGATGATATTAACCAGTACACCCTGTCTACAGCGTGGGACATTAGCACTGCAAGTTATTCGCAAACTTCTGCCTCTCTTAGCACATACGAATCATTGCCTTCGGCGCTGTATATAGCCTCAGACCAAAAACAACTTTTTATAATTGGGTACTACCAAGATAATATAGATTCCTATCTATTTGGCGTTAAGCAATTATCAATTATATCTGAAGAGGGCAATAGCAATTCCATAGTTTTCAGCACAGACGGTACTAAAATGTATTTGATGGGACACGCTGGTGACGACATCAATGAGTACAATTTAAGCACCGCATGGGAGGTCGCTACCGCAACGTATTCGCAGAAGACTTCAGTAGGCACACAGGAGACCACTCCTCAAGGGCTTTACATAAAACCAGACGGAACCGCACTGTATGTGACCGGAAGCACCAACGCTTCTGTCTATCAATACAGCCTATCAACAGCGTGGGACATAAGCACTTTGAGTTATGTCCGTACCCTTTCCGTTTCTAGCCAACAAGCCACTCCGCTTGGTGTCGAATTTAAGCCTGATGGCACAAAAATGTATGTATGCGGCGTGACAGGCGACAAAATTAGCGAATACAGCCTAAGCACCGCGTGGGACATAAGCACGGCGAGTCATTATCAGGATTCTAGTGGATTAGCTAGCAATGCAAACAATCCGGGCGAAGTGCGCTTTAAGTCTGACGGAACAAAATTTTTTGTAACGCGGTCAATAGGTAGTAGCGCTGTCGTGGAATACGAGCTATCGACTCCGTGGGACATCAGCACAGCAACTTATTCGGCAGAAAAAGATCACATAGAGACAGAAACGACCTTGCACGGATTATATGTCAAGCCTGATGGCACAAAATACTACGTTGTTGGTCGTAACACGGACACAATTTTCCAATACGCAATTACATAGGTGCAGGCGATGTTTGTAAAAACAGCAGACAATGAGGTAGTCCAGTATCCGTACAGCATCGAGCAGTTTCGTGCTGATAACCCGACTATTTCGTTTCCAGCAGAGATATCAAACGACACGCTCGCGGCGTATGGCGTTTATCCGGTTGGTTATGAGCCAGCGCCAGCGTATGACCCTGCTACTCAAAGGCTAGTCATATCGTCACAACCGTCTCTTGTTAATGGCGGCTGGATGCTGACCAAAAGCATTGTAGATAAAACATCAGAGCAAATAGCAAACGACACTGCCACCGAAGGCGAGAAATTGCGAGTCCTTAGAAATAGAAGGTTGTCCGACACAGATTGGTGCGCCCTGAGTGACGTAACAATGTCAGCCGAAATGTCTGCGTATCGACAGGCATTGCGAGATTTGCCAGCGCAAGAGGGCTTTCCGTATACCGTAACTTGGCCTACCGCGCCAAATTCTGAGTGATGATTTATGGATCCGATGTCCCTTTTGGCGATGGCAAGCACTACGTTTAAGGGCTTGCAAATACTCGTTAGCAAAGGGGCGGAGATTGAGCATGATTAACGTCATGCACCATTGTAACGACAAGCGACCCAGAGTGGACTTGGCCCAATGATTGAAGCCCTTATAGCGCCAGTAACGAGCTTGCTGGATAAATTTATACCTGATGCAGATGAAAAGGCGAGGTTGGCCCATGAAATATCGACTATGGCCTCAAAACAGGCTTACGAACTGGCTAGAGAGCAAATATCAGTCAACCGCGAAGAGGCTAAACACGCTAGCATCTTCGTTAGTGGCTGGCGTCCAGCAACAGGCTGGTGTTGCGTCTGCGGCATGGCCGTTAATAGCATTTTCGTTCCTCTTGGGAATTTTGTTTGCGCTCTTGCTGGCATAGATGTCGTTATGCCTAACCTTGATATCTCGGAAATGATGCCGGTTCTATTGGGGATGCTGGGTCTGGGCGCGATGAGGACGGTAGAGAAAACTAAGCAAGTAGCGAGAGATTGATGATAACTCCTGAAGGACTTGATCGATGGAGGATTATTCCTCGCCTGCTGATGCTCGTAATCCTGATTATGACGTATCGGTCTGTTGATTGGTTTATGCAGCTACCAAGCCCAACTTTGGAGCAGGCGGCTTTAGTGTCGGTTATGTCTGGGGCCTTGACGGGGGCGTTTGGAATTTTTTTGGGTAGCGGGAAAAAAGAGTAATGGCCGAGATCACTATTCAAGATTGCCGTGGAATGTCTAAAAAGATAGACCCTAAAAAGCTTCCTGAAGGGATGGCTCAGGAGGCCTATAACATTGAGTTTGGCCACGGCCACATCAAGCCATTCAAGCAGCCTGCTTCCGCATCTATTTCAGCAAACTTAAATTCGTTTACCGGAACTACTGAGCGCATCTACCTTACTCAGGGTGGCAAGTGGCTAGCGTTCGACGACTTTGTGTCGGTCATGGATAGCCCTGTCCCTGATGATTCTTTTGAAAGGGTTTACACCACAGGAGAGGTTGCCTCCGGAGTAGCGCTTGCACCGAGAGTTCGAGATGGTCAGTCAGACTCTAACCTTTCTACTCCCTATCAGCTTGGCGTTCCCAAGCCATCTAACCCCCCCTCGGTATCTCTTAGCCCCGCGACGTCGGCTAACGTAGATTCAGAAACACCTGTATCCCGAGCCTATGCCATAACCTACGTGACTAACTTTGGCGAAGAGGGTCGGCCTTCCACGGTAACCGCCACTGACATCATCGATGTTTACTCAGACCAGACAGTGACGGTGGAGGCAGGTGCCGCGCCGTCAGGCAGAAATATCCAAACTATCAGGTTTTATCGCACTGACGAGGACGGCGTTTTCCGCGTTCTGACCAGTATTACTTCGGCTGGCAACAGCGGAAGCGCCTTTACGGATTCGACTTCAGATAGTGCGTTAGGCGAGGAAGTGCCAAGCACCGATTGGGAAGAGCCGCCTGCCGATTTGCAGGGAATAATCCACGCTGGCAACGGCATCGTTGCTGGATTTTCTGGCAAGACCCTTTACTTCAGCGAGCGCTACCTTCCTCACGCATGGCCGGAGCAGTATCAGCTAACGACTAACTTTAATATTGTCGCGCTAGCAAATTTGCCTGATGGCATTTTGGTTTTGACAGAGGGCAAGCCTTCTATTGCTACAGGTAATGACCCTGCCGGTATGACGCTAGCGGAGCTGGACTTCCCTCAAAGTTGCATATCCGCCAGAGGTGTTGCAGAGATGGGGGATTCGGTTATCTACCCCTCCCCTGATGGAATGATGCAGCTCAGTTCTTCTGGTGGCAGAAACTTAACAGAGATGGTGTTTAGTAGGGACCAGTGGTCCCAGTATGCCTTTACCGCGCAAGATGAGTTACAAGGATTTTTCTGGGAAGGCCAATACATTAGCTTTGGAAAAACCTCAGAAACAGTAAATGGCTATGCAAGATCAACGGGTTTTGTGATCGACCCTAGAGGTCAGTCTCCTAGCTTTTCATGGCTGGAGGGGACATACGACGATGGCACCAATGATGGCAGAGAGTGGGGCAGGATCGCTGCGGGATTCAGCGACTTGAAAAGCGACACCCTTTACCTCTCATCTAACACTGGTACTACAGACATCCTGAAGTGGGCTGAAGGCACAGACCTCATGGAGGCCAAGGTTGTCTCTTCGGTCTTTTATTCTCCGCGACCAGTAAATTTCGGTGCGGTGAAAATAAATGCAGAGGGTGCGGGCGGAGCTGCTGGGGCTATCACCCTTTACGGCATGGGGCGAGCTGGATGGGCTTCTATTCGCGCCACGGATTTTGATACTGCTGACAACACTCTTGGCATGGGCCATGAATCAGACGCCGAGCAGATAGATCGTCTTCCGTCCGGCAGTAAGCACAATGAGGTTTACATAGAGGTCAGGATTGACAGAGCGGATTCATCGTCCCGCACTGGCGTTTCGATGGTTAAGTACGTGGAGTCCATGGCTGAGTTATGAAGCTAAAGTCCTTAATACGGAAGTCTCTGGCTAAAGTTCCGACCGACATCTCAGGTCAGGAGCGGCGTTTTGCTGAGTCTGTATCAGAGAACTTGGACGTGCTTACTGGTCGTCGCGGGAATCTGATAGACAGGGCGGTCACGTTTAGAGACCTGCTGGACACCGGCATCCTAAGAAAAGCATCTGGATTAGTCACTGACAGCGGAACCATAGAGGTGGTCGCTGGCGGCGATCCGAACGATCCTGACGGCGGCGTAGTAGATCAACCAACACAGCCTACAAATCTTACGGCTAGCGGGGGCTTTGGAAGAATTTATCTTTCGTGGAATTTGCCGCGATACAGAGGCCATTCTAGGATTCAAATCTTTCGGCATACTTCAGACAGTCTGTCTGACGCGCAGGCAAACGGCGTATATCAAGAGTATTTCGGGGACGTTCACTTTTGGTATGACATTGGACTTCCCAGCGGGACGACCTATTACTATTGGGTTCGGTCAATGAACAGGCTGGGAGCTACTTCTGCATTTAATAGCTCATCGGGAACTTCTGCGACTACTGCGATTGATTACTTGTATGTTTCTGGACTGATCGATGACATTCTGGACGACGACGTAAATAACCTCGGTCTAAACACAGCCATATCTAACGCTGGCCCAGACACCACTCAGATTCAGGCAGACATAGCTGCTATAGAGTCAGATATCAGTGATGTGAACGATGACATCACATCTATAAACGCTGAAATTACAGCGATAGAAAGTGACATAGATGACCTTAACTCTATCAATGCGTGGAGTTCTTCGACCTCCTATGTTAAAGATGACATGGTCACCCACAACGGAAAGATATGGAAGGCGCTTCAGTCGTCTACCAATCAAACGCCAGCGGCTAACAGCAGTTATTGGTCAGAGGTGGGCAACTATGCAAATCTAGTTGACTTTGTGTCTGCCACTCAGAGTCAAAACGCAAGTACGTTAGCCACGCTAAGTCAGAATTATTACACAACGACGGATACGAATAGCGCAATTTCTGCTGCGACCACAGGCTTAGCATCCGAAACCTACGTCACAAACCAGCTTGGCAACTACACCAACACATCAACGCTTGAGCAGAACTACTACACTAAGACAGACGCTGACTCGGCCATTGCTACGGCAACAACCGGACTTGCCAGCCAGACCTATGTTACAAACCAGCTTGGCAACTACACCAACACATCAACGCTTCAGCAGAACTACTACACGAAAACAGCGACTGACTCAGCGATTTCTGCGGCGACCCTAAACTTGGCTTCCCAGTCATACGTGCAGACCGAGCTTGGTGATTACACTACTACGGCCAGCCTGCAACAAAATTACTACACCAAGACGGGTGCCGACTCAGCAATATCTGCCGCAACATCAGGCCTTGCAAGCCAGACATACGTTCAAACAGAGCTTGGTGACTACACTACTACAGCAAATTTAAACCAGAATTATTACACCAAGACTGGTGCTGACTCAGCAATATCTGCCGCGACAACAGGCCTTGCCAGCACCACATACGTTCAAACAGAGCTTGGTGACTACACTACTACAGCCGATCTTACGCAGAACTACTACACCAAGACCTCTACCGATAGCGCGATCTCTAGCGGGATTACCAATTACACCACCACTGTTGGAAACGAAACCTTAACGCTTCAACAGCACCACTCATCTATTGACGGCATACAGGGCAAATACGCAATCAAGATAGATGACAACGGCAGTGTTGCTGGGTTTGGTTTGATCTCAACTTCAAACACTGGAGTGCCGTCTACAGGCACGGGATCTGCGTTCATTGTCGCGGCGGATAGGTTTGCGATTACTTCTGATTCAGACTCGACTGCGACGGAAAACTCAAACGTAGGGAACAACTACCCGTTCAAAGTATTTACCACTCCGCACAACGTGACGGATGCCGATGGTAATCAGTCATATAACGACGACGGCACAGCTAAGACAATTCCAGCGGGCGTCTACATTAAAGATGCCTTTATTCATGACGCACAAATAACTGGGGCGATGATCGAGGAGGCGACCATTACGGACGCCAATATCGGCAGTCTAGATGCAGGAAAGATTAGGTCTGGGCAGATCCAGATAGACAACCAAAACAACTTTGCAATCTTTCAGGGTAAGACCCAAGTTATCAGCGGAGAAACGGTCGGTAACTACAACTCTAATGCGTCTGGCTTTTTCCTCGGCAATGTCAATGGATATGCCGCGTTCAATATGGGCGATGCGTCGAAGTACATAAAGTTTAACGGGAACACGGGGGTCTTTGAGGCATCTGGCGCAGTCATTAAAGACCTTAGCGTTACGACCGCGAAGATAGACGACGATGCTATCACCGTCCCAGATTCAGAAGACTTTGCGCCCCCCTCTACAGAAATAAAAATAGGCGCTAATTCCAGCGCATGGACAGAGTGCGTCAGAATGAATGTTGATTGGGGCGATGGATGGCAGGACATCAACTCAGTTTTGGTCTTTGGCAGGCAAAGATTTGGCGGAGTGCTTGGCAGTCAGCACCAAGATGGTATGCAGGAAAGCATTTTCATGAGGCTAAACAGAATAAACTCTTCGGGGAACGCAGGATCTCCAAGGGGTCAGGTCTGGCAGGCCATAGACAGACCGGGGCGTGAAGTACAGTATGCAACTTTTGCGGAATTTCCCTCGCCGATTGCGCAAAATGAAAGCTATATCATCGAGGCTTACGCAACATATAGCGGAACTGCCAGTCAGGGTTACTGGAGACGAGAGCAGGCTGGCATGGTCGTGCAGGCGAGCAAAAAATGAGATTCGCAGCAGTATTTTATGAGCCTGATGGCCGGATTACTTCTGTCAAAAAGAATGCCACTGCGTCTGTTGTGGCTGGCAGAAGCTATTTGCAGGTAGATTTAGATGGCGACCCTGATGACTTTTACGTTTCCTCTGGAGAAATCAGGCCGAAGGGTGACAGGCCTTCTGGCGCTCATTACTTTGATTATACGTCCGCGTCATGGGTTCTGAACCTCGATGAAGCGAAGAGTCAGGCATGGAGTCGCATCAAATCTTGTAGAAGCCAAGAAGAATTCAGCACATTTGAGTGGAACTCACGCACGTTTCAGTGCGATGAGCGCAGCCAGTCTAGGATCATGAGTGCAGTGCAGAGGGCGCAGTTAGATTCAACGCTAACACTGGTATGGACTTTGTCCGATAACTCCACGGTTAGCCTGAATTCCGAAGAATTGAAGCAGGTGGGGCAGGCGCTAGCGTCACACATTGACGCCTGTCACGGTAAGGCTAGAGGCCTGAGAACTCAGATAAATGCGGCGGAAACAGAGGCAGAACTTGACCTTATAACGTGGTAGTTACGTTGAGTTTTAGCAACATCGCGTTATGATGATGTAAGCATTACCCCGCCCGTGGGGCAGATCGGGAAACTCCTTATATATCAACGGATTGCTTGTGGCCCAGTCACAGGCATTGCTGTGCGTGGAGAAAAAGTATGGCTTTGGAGCCGGTTGACATAAGAGAGGTATGGCCAACCGTCCGCGAGGGTCTTGTTTTGGTCAAAGAATCGACCAATCCGCCTTGGATCCCAGAGGACATTTACGCCTATTGCGTGAGTCAGAAAGCGTTCTGTACATGGATCGCGACAGAACAGAAAAGGGGTTCGCTGTAGTTCAGTCGCAGTATTGCGAGTTTGAGCGGATCAGCAAGTTTTTGCTTTGGGTTGTTTACGACCCTGAGTACGGCACAGCAGATCACTACCGCGAGGAGTGGGAAGAGCTGGCCATAAAAACGGGACACGACGCTGTTGAATTTGTCACCCCGATAGACGCCATAGGGCGACTCACAAGAAGGCATGGATACCGAAAGGTATCGAGTCTTTATAGAAAAGATCTGTAGGAGAAAGTTATGGGTGGTGGAGGCGGAGAACAGCCAGATGAAACCCCAGCATACAGAGCGCTAGCGGAGCAGTCGGCGCAATACTTCAATCGTTACCAGAGCGT